CCTGCCACGGCCCCCGCTTCGTCGGCAAAGGCTTTGCCTGCGGCGGTCGTTACTTTGGGATTGTCGGTGTTGTAGCCTGCGACAAGCGAGGTGACGGCTGTTGCTACGGCCTGGTGTTGCGCATCTCTGGCTTCCCTAATCCGAGTTTCCTCGGTCTGATTGAGGGGCGGCCCCGGATGCACCGAGTCAAACGTTGGTTCGGTATAGGTGATAGCCATGTGTTACTTCCTTGGTATTTTTCGTTTCTTGGGTGCTTCTGGCGCGGCGCTTTCCGTTGGTTCCTCGTGTGCTGGTGTTTCTATGGGGCCGTCATCGGGGAACTCGAAATGCCGCGCTATGAAGCGGTCGTTTTCGTCAACCATGTACTCCCGGCCTGCTACGTAGTAGTCCACGCCGGGAGCGCAGGTATCTTTACAGACACCTAGTTTCATGGCTTACAGCGCATCCAGGGGGATGTGCGGGGTGAAGAACGCGTCGAAGTCGCCCGCCGTGAAGGAGCTGGACGCGACGGCGGTGATTTTCAGGCCGAGGTAGCGCCTGTCGATCTTCTCCGGGAGCCGCACTTTCCAGACGATGGTGTTGATGGTGAGCGACGCGGTAACGATCGCGCCTGATTCCACTTCAACGGTCGTAGTGCCGAGCGAAGTTCCTGCCGCATCGGTCGCGGCGGCGGTGGAGCTCACGAGGGCGAAGGAAAGGCTATCGCCTGTCAGGAAGGCAGTACCGACGCGAACCACGAAATAGGGCGCAGACTCGTAAATCTGCGTTCCTACCGTGGAGAGGTCGATCCAGTTGGTGCCATAGTATGCGCCGGCGGAGGTGATGGAACCCTGGCCGGACGAAATCTCAAGGCTTTTATCGATGATCATTCTGTTTCTCCTTTCACCTATCAGGTGATCTCGCCGTCGGTGTTGAGGATGGCGTCGCATCTGCGGATCGGCAGGTCCATGAAGTTGAGGACGGGGCCGCCCACGGGCTTGTCCCAGGTGAGCATGTACTTGCCTGCTTCGGCAGCCTGCTTCTGGAGGTAGCAGAGCACCTTGGCGTTGCAGTAGATGACGGTCTTGCCCATGTTGATGTTGGGAATCTTGTAGTAGGCGTCCGTCATGGCTCCGAACAGATCGATAGCGGTCTTGGGCGCGGCGTCGAGGGTGGAAATGTCGATGTTGCCGACGCGCACGTTGTAGCGCCAATCCCTGACGCAGAGGCCGAGGTTCCAGCTGTAGTGCGTCCTGTAGCCCTGGTACCTGCCTGCGGGGGTTGCGGAGTCGGTAAGGGTCTGTTCGCCCAGGTCCTGATGGACGAAGCCGGAGGGCAGTCCCTTGGGGGTGATGAGGTGCGTGGTGTTCTCGCCCCAGGTCACGAACCATATGGAGGTGGTGTCGTCACCGGAAACGGAGCCATGCGCGATGGCGGGAACGAGGTTGTAGCCGATGCTCGTTGCGGTGGAGGAGGACACAGTGCCGTAGCGGGCCTTGAAGCCGGTGAACTTCTCCTGGTCGGTGGCCTGGTTGCCGTAGAACAGCACGGCGGCCATCTCCTGATTCATCTTCTCAAGGAACGCCCGATCTTCGGACAGCCGGAAGGCAGCCGTGTTGCCGTTGAGGTCGGCAAGCGCCTTGTCCACTTCGGCGTAGGCTTCGAGCATACCGCAGGTGTCCGTCACCTGGGCGGTCGTGGACTTCGAGGGCTGGACGCCGTAGTTGAGCAAGCGCCAGGTCGCAGAGGGCAGGCCGGTGCGGATGACGGTTTTGTGTCCGGTGGGCAGATTGCCTTCAACGACGACCGCATCCTTGAGGATTTCGTTCGTCTGCATCTGCATCTCGATGATCTTTGCGATTTTATTGTCGGGGCCGAGTCTGGACGCGATGTCCAGATAGGTTACTCCGGTTCCAATGGTAGCCAAGGTAATCTCCTTATTTGGCTAACTCTGGATACAGGACTTCGGCGGCACTCTTAAGAGGTCTGTCTGCACCTACGGCGTCGATCATTGGCCCTTCGCGGATTTCCTTGCCAATCGCCGCAAACATCTTGACAACGGCGGGGTCATTACCAAGGCCGGAAGCGGTGATGAGTTTCGCCACTTCGGGAGAGCCGAACCGGGTAAAGGCGCGTTCCATGTGTGCCATGTTCGCCTTGTAGTTCGCCCCCCATTCTGCCTGTAATGCCTCGCGGGTCTGGTCTGCTTTCACAGCGATCAGTTGCTCCCGACTCGTGAACGCGGCGCTCATGGCCTCGTTGTACTTGTCGAAAAGCGCGGAAGCCTGCGTATTCGTAAGCCCGGAATCGTGCGCCCAGGTGCGGAAGTTCTTTTCGAGTTCCGCTGATGCAAGTTCCTTCGGGAGCTTGCTCGTATCCAGGGTGTACTTGTCGGGTGAATCAGGCGCTCCCATCTTCTGGAAGAACGCTCTGATATCCTCTGCCGACGCATTCTCTCCGGGTGGGACTATGGCCTTGCCGAGCTTGCCCTCCAGTTCTTTGTAGCTTTTCCCGAGTTCAGATATGCTCTTGAACTTGGTGAAAGCCGCATCGCCTTGAAGTTCTTTCTCGAGCTGTGCCGTCCACTTCGGGGACGCATCGGGTTGCGCCTGCACGGGCGCACTGTCTTTCAATGCTCCGGTAAGGACTGATGTCTGTTCCGGCGCGGCCACGGCGGCCTGATTGTCCGTTGCCGGGTCAGTCGCCTGAATTTCTGCCATTCTCAATCTCCTGTCCGTCATCCCGACGGTCTATGTGTACGTTCATCATCGCCTCAACGAGTGCGAGTGAATCACCTGATAAAACCTGTCCCGCAAGGTGCGTCGCGTAGTCGCGCAATACCCGCCCTTCGGCATCCGAATACGGCGTGAAATAGCCCAAATCCTCAAGGATCGCGGTGAACACGATCTTGCCTTCGGGCGTCCTGAACACGGCCTGGTAAAGCCGCGCAAGCTCCTTCACGCGCTCCGGCTCAGCAAGCTGATTGATATAGGTCACTTGCGTTCCTCGTGCTTGAACCCTATCCGCGCCTCTACCTTGTCTGCTTTCTTGTACTCGACTTGATAGGTACCGTCACAATTTCCCGAAACGGGGACAACTTTAAGCCCTATCCTTTTTGCTGTTCTTGTGGCGCTTTTGATAACTGCTCCAATTTCAGCAAAACTATCATCGCGCGATATATCACTCATGCCTTGCCTCCGGTCACGTTATCCATCATTGAGCCGGGTACTACGGGCTGATTGAGCTTGTCGGCGTTCCCTGCCAGCATCTTCTGCTGTTCAAGCGCGACGGCCTGACCCTGTTGTGCCTTCTGTGCCTGCGCTCGTGCGGCGCGAAGCTCGTCAATCTCCGGTTTCTCGCGGATGGTTTTCTGCGGTGCGCCCGATGCGTTGGCTCCGGCGTAGGCAAGTTCATCCATGTTGAAGTTGTCAATGCTGGTAGAGCTGAACTGCGCGGCCTTGCCCTCAATCTCGACCATTGCGCTGATAAGGCCGAGCGTCGCGTTCACGCCCTGGTTCTGATTGAATCTGCGCTGTGCCTGTGCAAGCGGCCCCATGTACTCGATGTCAACGCGCCCGCCTTCCTGCGCCAAGCCTTGCGGGGGAGGCGGTATCATCATGCGGCGCTGTAGGATGGAAAATACGCGGTCAATGAGGGGGGAAAGAACCTCACTATTCATTCGTCCAATCATCGCGCCCAATACTGCGGCTTTTTCGCTCTGGCGCTCCATGACTTCGGTCGCCGTCATCTGCCCTGTGCGCTCAAGGTTTTCCAGCATCAGGAAAAAATTGACGCTGAACTTGTTACGGATTGCGGTTTGCTTGCGCTCAAGTTCCTGGTAACCATAGGGCATATTGGAGCCAAGATTTATAGCTTCAATCTTGCCCGATGTCTGGTTGTAATAGTTGTAGCCATTGGGAACAATACGCTCTCTGCCTTTTTGGGCTTCTGGCACATTCAGGGGTGGATTAACCGATTTCTCCCCGCCCATAAGCAGGGTTTTTGCCATCTGATTTGCCATAAGCGCATCGGTAAGGGCATCACCTCCTGGCCCGCGTCCGTAGGTTTCATTGCTTGATTTGCGGTATCTTCCCACAAGGTACGGCATTTCGTCATAGCCGCCTTCATCAAGTTGCACCTGCTCATCAAAGTTGTAATACATGGACGCGAAAGGCTTGTCCCTGCGTCCCATGCCTTCCGTACCTCGCGGAAGCACGGAATGAAGCACAGTAACGCGCTGATATGGGTTATTTTCGTATATGGTTTTCCATGAAGTGGAAATGGTATCTTTGCCAAATTGCTGTACCATGGTGCGAATGGGCACTTTGAATTTTCTAAAAACCGTGTCTACTTTGCCATATCTGTTTTCGGCAATGTATATCTCTTTTAAGTGCCTGCATGAGAATATTGTCTTTTCTTCTTCCTCGTTATCTTCAACAAATAAGCAACCAGTACCAAATCCTGAATAATCAACAAGGAACTGATTATATTCACCATAAAAATCTGACCGATTGAACTCTGAATAGATGGGGTTTTCTACTTCCTCAAGCCAGTCTGCGGCGTATGGTGATCTGGTTTTTTGATCATCAGCCATCTTGAGCTTGAAGAATTTGAACGAAGGTGATACGGAGTAACCCATAACTCCGTCGGCATGTATCTGTAAACTTTCCTGTGCGGTAGCGTCAAACAGCTTAGTTTCGGGTTGTTTCCCGCCCGAATCCTCATCGTCCCAAAATGAACGGCGGGGAAGTATCACCTTGCTTATGTCTTTCCAATACGGCTCCCATTTTTGCCTATCCTCTTTCATGAAGCCAAAGCGTTCAAAAATGTCGCGGGTATCCAACATTACTTGCGCCTCGGGTACATCACATCCTCAATCGGGGTAGTGGTGTCGCCAGAGGTGAGGACGGTGTCCTGCTCGGCAAGGATCGAGCGAACCGTTCCCGCCGCCGCGCCGTCCTGGTTCATCTTCACAATGGCGTCGTCGTCGTTCCGTGCGCCTATGGCCTTTCGCGCCTTGCTTTTCATCGCGGGCGCTGCCGATAGGTACAGGTCGATTACCGAAGAATCCTGCGCGGGGTCTGCGGTGGCTGGTTCGGTCGCTTTGATCTCCATGCTGTCCTCTGTTCGTCGTCACGACGATCTACCGTGGTCCGACCACCTCGCGGCGGTCTTGTGGCCCTATATATATTACTTAGTCACCTACCTTAGCCCACTCCATAAAATATCGTATGTTTCTTCGCGGGGTGCGTTTATCTTGAATACGTCGATAGGATCGCCTTGCGGGAAGGTCGCGCCTAGTGTGTCGTCCATGATGCGGGAAAGTGCATCGAGCATATCGTCATGCTCGGAGTATGGGAACGCAAGGAACTCGTCATTGACGAATACCTGCGACAGATCCACCACTTTGCGGTCGTACTGCTCGTAGGGCATCGCTTCAGGGATGTAGACTCGCCCCTCACTCAATGCCGGGACAAGGCGCTTGATGCGGTCGTTCTTGGGCATGGTTCCCGCAAGCGGGGTGATGGAAAAGCGGTAGTTCTGCCTATCCATGCGCTCCATCATGTACTGGATATCGGCCTGCATACCGTACTTCTCATAGCCCACGGCGACAGGCTTGTACTCCTGGTGGAGCTTGAATAGCACATTGGCGCGTTCCTGTAGATTCAGGCGGTCGCGCACGATGCGGGTGACATAGTAGTTTTTATCGCTTCCCATGCCGACGACGATAAACACGCTGTAGTCGCTTCCCTCTTTCTTCTCGCTGGCAGGATCAACGAGGATGTAGAAGTTCAACCCTGTCATGCGGTCGGCCTTCCAGTAGCGCAACCATTCGCGCAAGAGCGATTGATTGCCCTCGGCTACCGGATTCAGGAATAGCTGGCAGGAGGAGATGTACGGCCCCATGGCTCTGACCTTCTGCGCAAGCTGCTCGCGTGTCCATATCCACGGCTCGCCCAGCAGGGTGCCGTCCTTCGTCGCGGGATAGATGCGCGGCTTGAATGTACCGTCTTTTATTGCCCGCAAGTGTATGTCGTTGTAGGTGTAGATCGTCCCCACCATTGACTGCTTGCCAATTCCCGTAATGCCCAGGTTGTAGCTCATCTTGAGCGCGTCTTCACACTTCTGCAATCCATCGGGCGTCCGCACGGTTTCAATGGTTTCCACATCATCATAGCGCCGGTACTTGAAGTGCATACCTGTGGGCTGGCCGTCCGTTAGCCCTGAACACATGGCAGTAGGCTCTTTTGGGTTATATCTGCGCTTGCATACAATCCCCTCGTCCTGCGTCCATTTCGATGATTCCTTGCGCGGGTCTTGGTAGAGTATGTCGGAAAATAGCTCTTTCAGGTGTTCATTGCTTTCAAGTTCGTGCGTTACCGGCCCCATGAGCTTTTTAGCATTCGGCTTCGTAAACGAGAATAGGCAGGTTGTCCCTTCGGGGTCGTTGAGAATATCCCCGATCATGCCGTTCTGCGTAATGACGGTACTCTTGAACCCTTCGCGGAACCATAGATCGGCGTATCCCCATGGCTCGCGCTGTACCTCACGCGTCCTGTCGTATACCCAATCGTTGTCCACAATCTCGCGGGGTACGATGGACAGCACATACACAAGCCGGAAGAACGGATCGCTCTTGCACAGCTTCCGCGCCATGTCGCGCTTCGTACCGTCCTTCTCGGCCTGCGCCAAAATGCGGCGGTAGCCTGCGTGGGCTTCGAGGCGGGTCAATGCGTTTTGCCCCAGAACAGTTCAAGCGGCGTAGGGCAGATGCGCTTCCTGAGCATTTCTATTGCTGTTGTGGGGGCGTGGAATACCAGAAAGTCCCGCCGTGCGTTCACGCGACGGCATATTTCAGCGAACAGAACGCGGAATGTTTCAAGTTCGGTCATGCTGTGCCTCGTTTAGCTTTGTGCCATACTTAAATGCCTCTTCAAGATCCCCTTCGGTTAAATCAACCAACACTGGCGGGAGCATCGTATACTTCACTTTGTATGCCTTGTGTTTATTGGGGTTAACCTTGACGGGTATGCAGGCATCGCTCCAAACAATGCGATAAATTTCTCCTGTTGCGTTTGTTACTAAGGATTCCCTGCTCATGCAATTATCTCCTGTAGCCACGCTTCCAGCTCGTCGCTGATCTCTTTGTGCTTCTGCGCTTCTATTTCCTTCTGCGCTATGGCAATCTTGATCAGGCTGTCCATAACGCCGCGTAGTTCCCTGCTCATTGCCGCAATAGCGATGATGTTGCCTGACTCAACCGCCGTGCCTAGTGCGCTGCCGAGCGTAGTCTTTAGGTCGTACAGCTCGTCAACGATGTCGGCGGCCTTCGATTGCTTGGCCTGGATGACGGCGGGGGCCAAGGTCGCTACTTCGGAAACCATGTGCGGTTTATGCCTGTTCACCGCCTGATACTTTGTTCCAAACTGTTCCGCGATGTTCCGTAACGAATCGCCAGCCCGTATCGCCTGCTCAATTGCGTCGCGCTTGGGGTGTTTGCAGATTGAACAGGTTTGCGGCATATATATATAACTTAGTCAGTAGCTATTCGCACTCGTCGGGGTCGCAGTCGCCCTTGATGAATGTTTCAATCTCGTGCCGTTCCGCGCCGATAGCCTGGCTGTATAGCACCTCCTCCTTGAGCTTGGCATAGCGGAACTTCCTACTTCGTAGCCGGTTGCTCGTCGCGTAGTAGATCACGCCGCCTATGCGCTGGATTGGTTCCCTGCGGTCTAGCCGCGCCATAAGGACAAGTACCGAGTCTGTGATAAGGTCGTCGCGCTCTTGGCATGGCACTACGGCCCCTGTCTTGTGCAATAGATGGCTTAGCGTACAAGCAACCTCCGAGCTTATCGCCAGCCATAGAGCGTCCCTGCACTCCGATCCCCTGCAATACGCATCATAAAGCGATTGTGCTGTGACCACGCATCCCCCTGCGCCAGGATGATGTGCGGGCATAAAAAAGCCGCCCGTACCCGTCGATTCTCTCGACCGTGGTAGGACGGTTTGCCGTGCGTGTGGCACGTTGGGATTAGTATAATGTCACGCGGCTAGAAATACAAGAGCGTAACGCGTGTTCCCTGTCGGAACGCTATTTAACCTAGGGGATGTATGGTTATAATGGGGATTTCCCCTTCTGGCTCGCCAGCAAATTCACGATAACAAAGATTAGAAACCCCTATTTTAGGACGGCCACCATTTTCTATCGCCTTCTTAATTGCCGCTTCAATAGCTCTTGCAATTTCCTCGGTGTTATCAGGCACTACAATAGGGACAAGGAGTGAAAGAGCAGTATTATATTTTTTTATTTCATTGCTATTGTCGCAGAAGTACATATTTGGTTCATCTGTTATTGCATATTCTTTAGCGTTTTCCAACGCCTCACATATCTGTGTTCCCTGCTCTTCGGTAAAAAAATAAACCTTCATTCCGTCGCCTCCTTGATGAGCGCATCGAGGTGCACGGTGTTGTTTTTGTCCCATTCTTGCGTACTGTCGCGCATGGTTTCGGCATACGCCTCCAACCACGGCAACGCCCGCTGAATCCATGCGGCTTGTTCAGCGATAGCCCTTTCCGCTTCCTTGAGCTGGTCAACCAATGGTGTACCACCACGCCATGTCCCGCCTGCCTCAATCGCGTGTTTTATGCTCATAGATAGTCTCCTTTTTTGCGCATCTGCCTGACAAGTTGCTGAAACCTAATACCGTTTTCCTTTTGTTCTGTCCACTGATATTGCGATTCATACCATTTGTCCGCATCCATGTGCAAAAGCATAGTGCGTTCAAATGGCGTAGTTTTCAGGTCAATGCCGTGGATTGCCTGCAAATGTTCCCTGAATTCTGCCAGTACATCGAATTCCGGCAGTTCCGCGCATGACTGGCAAATACAGATATTACATGGCTTTGTTTTGCCAATGCCGCCCCGCTTTTTCTTTTGTTCAACCTCGCTCATCCCCTTGCTCCTTCGCGCACCTGGCGCGTGTCGAAAAGTCTGCGTATCTCTTGCATTGTCGCGGCCACTTCATCGGGCGTCGCGTCTGGCCGTGCGTCCGTGATCTGCGGAACATCGTACTTCGTGCTGTCTAGCGCCTCGCGTCGCACCTCCTCGAAGATCGCAATATCTGGCGCGTGGCCCCATTTCGCAGAGTAGCGTTTAAGCAGCGTCGCCTTGAGCGCGTCGCGGTAGGCTGGCGACAGGTTGCACAGGTAGTCCCCTATGTCGCGCTTCTGGCCTTCGGGGTAGGGGCCGTAGTAGCCCTGCGCCCATGCGACGAACTCTTTGGCCGTCATGCCGTCACCGCCTCGCGCTCCATCTGCTCGATCCACGCGGTATCCTTCGCCGCAAGCGTGCGCCGCGCCTCCTCTAGCACGCCGTCCCATACGCCGCTGGAGGAGAGTCGGGAAGGTGTAAACGGCATCCTTGACCAGTAGATGTCATTCTTCCGGCGCAGAGTGAAGAACGTTTTTATCATCGCCTCGATCGCTACCTTGTCGCCCTTCGTCAGTTTGATGATGCGCTTTATCGCTTGCCCCTCCTTCGCGTAGTTGGAGAAATCGCCGTGCACTTTTTCAAACGCGGCCTTGATGCTGTCGTACAGCGGGTCTTTTTCAGGGACTGCGACGGCAAACGGTTCGATTGTGGCCGCTTGCGGCGTATCTTTAGAATCAGTTTCAGACTTAGATTCAGAATCAGAATCAATATCAGAATAGTTCGGAGGGTATGTATATCCTTTGATATGGTATCTATATCCTATCGATACCATATAGGTAACCATATCATCTGGTAGAGTCTTTATGATGGCATCTATACCCTCTTTTATCTTTGATCTTGTATCTGCTTTTTGGTGCTGGGGCCATGAAGGTAATACGATGTATTCATCGTGCAGATATGCTTTCCCTACCTTCTCGAACTTGCCTAAAATATGCCCTACCGTATCGGCGTTGAATCCAGTATCAAAGCACATCCGGCGCACGGTAATTTTGTAGACTCCAGCAATATTGGTGAGTGGATTCGTCATCAAGTAGAGGTAAAGCAGTTTTTCCGATGGATCGAGCGTTTGAATCCACTCATCATCCCAAAAACTCGTGGAAATATACCGCTGTGTTGCCATTAGTTGGCCTCCTGCATCTCGCGCTTTAATACTCTTCTTTGATCGTTTAATGCTCGATGAAGTTCCATATGGTGCTTTTTACAAAGCCATCTTATTTCAAGGGGTTTTGCATAATCGTCGTGATGGGCTTCTATTTTTCTTGTAGTTCCGCAAACTTCACATGGCTTTTTAACAATATTCTTATTGCGTATTTTTGCATAAACCATCATATGGGCCTGGCGTCTGTCTGGATGTTGCTGTATGTAGTTATCGCTTCGCTTCTTTTCCATTTCTTTGTATTTTTGTGGATATTCTGTCTTTAATTTTTCAGCATAAGCAATGTTTTTTTGAATATGTTCGGCTGTCCTTCCGCGCTGTCTGTCGTATTCTCTTATTTTTTCTATATTTTCTTGTCTGTATAGCTGAATTCTGTTTTTAACGCAGTTTTTACAAAAATTCAAATGCCTATCTGCCATTTTTTTATGAGTGTAAAACTCACTAATAGGCAACAACATTCCACATCGCCTGCATTTTTTATTAACCATACCAATCTCCCGCCATTGTCGTCCCGACAAAAGCAAAAAAAGAGCGCCCCTTGTGGCAAGGACGGTTAATCCTTTTTTTGCAGGGGTAAGCCCGCGCCACAATGAACGCTCAAAAAAACACATTCGCCCACTCTTACCAGTGGGGAGCCGAGGGGTAACCAGCCCTTTCGACAGGTAAGAGTATAGCGAAATTTTAACAATACTACAAGTAGTTATGTTCATTTTGATATTAAAATGGGATATCTTGGTCGAACGTTTCGCCAGTTTGCGCGACTTGCGGGGCGTGTTCCGCCTTGCCACCAAGCAGCCGCACGTTGCTGGCATTGACGATAACCTTGCTTCGCGCCTGCCCGTCCTGTTCCCACCGATCCTGGCGCAGTTCGCCTTCCACGCCGACTTGCTGGCCTTTCGTGAGGTAGCGATTCACGGCCTCCGCACCCTTGCCGAAAAATGCCACGTCGAA